GTGAGAAAGAGCTAAATGATAATAAAGAATTGCTTCCTTTATATTCTATCGGGTTCACTAAAGATAATTATAAAGAACCAGAGATGCAAGAAAAACTCAAGAAGTTGGGTGTTGAACATAAAGTCAGTTGGTCGATTCTTGATAGCTATATTTTAGACACAAACATTGGCGGCTCAAGACGATCAATGGCAAAATTAAAAAAAGGATTTTAAATTATGAAAATTGAAGAATTTAAAAAATATAAATATTTGATTGAATCTGAATTAATAGACATTAATGATGATGAAGTTGCAGCATCTATATATAAATGGATGGATGAAACTGGTCGTCTTGATGAGGGTTTTTGGGGATCAATTTGGGGTTGGTTAAAACGTAATTTTTCTCCTACTGCTAGAAAATTACATAAATTGGCTGATCAATATGAAGATGAATTGATGCAGGAAACACGTGCTGAATTCGGTAAAGAAAAAGATCGAAAAGATATTAGATCTAAAATACGTACTGGATATTATAGTCGTATGTCTAATGATATTGAAGAACGAATGGATATTATTGCTTCAGATGATCAAGATTATAGAGAACTTGTGCGTATACTTATAAATCAGAAAAAATTGAAAGTTAAAAAAGCAATGTTAACTGAATTTGCAGGTGTATTTGATGAAGATGAAGCCGATGAAATTAAAAGTAAATATGAAAAAGAAGAAAAAAACATTGATGCTAAATTAAAAGCAAATGAAGATAAACTTAAACAAAATCTTCCGGATTTTAGAAAATTATCTGATCAATTAAACCAAGATATACAAGCAGACGGATATTTTAGAAAATTATTAGATAGAGATCAACGTGCAAGATTTATTGGAGTTGTAATTTCATATGTTAATACACGAGCAGAGAAGAGTGATAAAGTAACTCTTGATGAAAAGACATTGAAAAATACTGCAATGAAATGTGGGGATTTGATTAGAAAGGTAGATGAAAAAACTAATAGACACAAACAAAAAGTAGCTCCTATTGAAATTCTTCGTGAATTACAAAAATTATTAGTTGGTTCTGATAAACCATTTGAAGATATTTCAAAGGAATTATTTCATAATGTTGAAAAATTAGAATCTGAAGATTATTCAGAAGAAATTGCACCTGAACATGCTGAAGAAATATTAGATAAAAAACCAGAGTCTATTCCAGTAGAAACTAAGAAAGAATATCCAGATACAAAAGAAAAAGAAGTTGCGATAAAAGATGCATCTCGTAAATATTTCAATAATAAGGATAATTTTGAATTGATTATGCAATCAATGGATGAGAATATTGAAAAATTTAATAATGAATCTGAAGAGAATCGTAAAAAATATTCTTATTTACCAGCTGTAAATGATAAATTTAAAATTGATCTTATTGATGAAGAGGAAACTAAAAAATTGGCAGACAATTTTATCAAAGTTGCTGGTTATATAGTTCCTTATTACATAACACATTATTCTGAAAAGAAAAGCATACATAGAGCAAATCAAACAGTAGCTCAATGTTTATTCTATATTTATTTATTCTCAGATAAAGAGGGTAAAATGGATGATCGTACATTGAATCATGTTGTTGATTTAATTTCAATGAGTATTGAAGAACCTCTAACGTTTAAAACATTATGGAGTAATATTAAAGATGAACTTAAAGGATCTTCAGATTTTAAAAATGCAAAATAACACTATAACGATAAAGAATTTTAAAGATTTGCGGCTTTTAGAAAGTGAAAGTCAAGTAAATCAAACACAGTTTTTAACAACTAAAGAAGATATAAAAATATTGGCGGCTCAAGACGATCAATGGCAAAATTAAAAAAAAGGATTTTAAATTATGAAAACATATTATGAATTTAAAGATGATTTATTAAATGAAGGTTTTTTAGGAGACTTGTTTGGAAAATTTATGAAACATATTGCAGGACTTTTTCAAAATTCTGAATTATTAAATAAAGCTTTGCAAAATGTGTTAAACACTCAAGGAACTAAAAGTTTAACAGTTTTAGATCCCAAGTCAGTTAAGAATGAGAGTACATTTTTTGTAAAAATGGGTGTTGATGGAGATGAATCTAAGGATTTTAGTATTTCACTCACTAAACTTGCAGATTTATCAGGAGGTGCTGGATTGTTTCAGATAACAGGTACAACAAGTCCAGAGATGCTTAAAGCATTAGTTGGAACAAATAATGTAGATGATTTACAGAAAAATAGTGTCATGGCAATAATATCAAATAAATCATTTATTAAAGGTAAAAAAGCTGTGATGAAAATTGTTAAGAATATGATTCCCGATGGAAAAGATTATACTACTGCAACTAATGTATTGGGAATTACATCAGGCGATTCTGTAGAAACTGAAATGAAAACAATGAATAATTAATGGGATTTATTTTAAATTACGATTCATTCATAAATGAACAACAACTTCGCGATGAAGAATTATTAGAAAGCATAAATTTTAGAGAATTATTGCAAGAATTACATGCTGCAAAAAATAAGAAGAAGATTGCAAAAATGCTTGCAATAGGATTATTATCTATATATTCTATTAGTAAAGTTAATGCTATTATAACAAACGATAAAACTATTACTCCTACAGAAAAAGTTATAATTGAAGATGTATTAGAAGAAGTTAAAGATGAAATTAAAGATCCTACAACTCTTAGAATGTCACAGAATGGTTGGGATCATATTAGAAAATATGAAACATATAAAGAAACAGCATATAATTTAGGAGATGGAAAGATAACAATCGGATATGGACATGCTGAGCCTGAAAAAACTTCAACATATCAAGTTGGAGATAAAATGTCAAAAGCAGATGCAAATAAGTTATTTATAAAAGATGTAAATATAGCTGCAAAGGGTGTTAGAAGAATATTCAAAGAGTGGAAAGCAAAAGGAATTAAAATGAATATCACACAAAATCAATATGATGTTTTAGTATCACTTGCTTTTAACATGGGAATACAAGGATTACGAACCAGTGATTTTATACAAGCTGTAAAAAAAGGAGATATGAATGATGCAGCTGAAAAATTAAAAACTGTTGGAACAAATCCAAAATTTTCTGGACTTAAACCACGTCGTAATACTGAGTATGATATTTTCACAAAATTATAAAACTTTTTAGAAATTATGTATATTGTAGACTACAATTCGTTCATAAATGAACAAAATGAACAAGAATTATTAGAGAGTATTAACTTTAAAACACTTGTAAAAGATTTGCATTTTTCTAAGAATAAAAAAAGAGCAGCTAAAGCACTTGTTATTGGATTACTTACAATCTATCCTGCAACTAAAGCTGACAGTATAATAAATACAAATACCACACTTACATCATTTGAGAAATCTATTGTAAAGGATGAAATATCTGAAATACAAAAAGATGTAAAAGACCCTCAAACTCTTACTATTTCAAAAGATGGATTAGAACATATAAAACATTATGAGAGTTTCAGATCCGATGCTTATAAAATATGTGATGGAATGATAACTATTGGATATGGACATGCAGAACCTGAATCAAAATCAACATATCAAGTTGGAGATACTATAACTAAAGTTGAAGCAGATAAATTATTTAAACAAGATGTTGATGTAGCTGAAGCTGGTGTAAAACGTATGTTTAAACAATGGGCTGCTAAAGGATTTAAACTAAATGTAACACAAAAACAATTTGATGTTTTTGTATCTCTTGCATATAATATGGGTGTTCAAGGATTGAGAAATAGTGATTTTATGCAAACATTTAAACATGGTGATGTTGATACTGCTACTGAAAAATTAAAAACATTGGGAATAAATGATAGATTCCCGGGCCTTGCTAAACGCCGCGATATTGAACATAAGCTATTTTCGGAAGTCTAAACTAAATTTCATTTTTTCCCCATGTTAAATTTTTATTTTAATTCAGAAATAGAAAAATAGTAGATATATATAAAATAAAAAATGTATATTTATAAGATAACAAACTGTATTAATAATAAAATTTATATAGGCAAAAGAGTTGTACCAGATAAGAATAATACTTATATGGGTTCTGGTAAAATATTGTTATTAGCATATAATAAATATGGAATTGAAAATTTCAAAAAGGATATTATTGAAGAATGTGATGATAGAAATAAACTTAATGAATTAGAACGTTTTTGGATAAAATATTATAATTCGACGAATAGAGATATTGGATATAATATAAGTAGTGGAGGAGATGGTGGACATCCATTTGGTGTAAAATTATCAGAGCAACATAAATTAAATATTGGTAAATCATTATATGGTAGAAAACATGATAAAGATAGATGTTTAAATATTAGTAAATCATTAAAAGGAAAACATCTATCGGATATTCATAAACAAAATATATCAGTTGGATTATCTAATAGTGAAAAATACAGGTTAAGTAGAGAAAAATTAACGGGTATTTCTTTAACAGATGAACATAAATTAAATATTAGTGAATCAGTAAAAGGTGAAAAAAATCCATTTTTTGGAAAAACACATTCTGATGAATCTAAACAAAAAATGAAAGATTCACATACTATTAAAGTACCGTTGAATATACAAAAAGAAATATATGAAATGAGAAATAAAAACAAAATGAAATTGAATGATATAAAAGAAAAATATGGGTATAGTATTACTAAAATATATGCTATACTTAATGGATATAAAAGTAATAATATATGAAAAACATTGGAGTATTAATATTTGGAGATCCTACCCGTGGTGGAACAATTAAATCTGAAATAAAATTTTTATCTAACTTATATGATAAAAATTCAAATGATTGTAATTTTTACATCCTAACAGTAAATCCTTCAGTAACAAAACGAATTCAAAAACAAGCTTCTTCAGTATACACATTTCCTCATAAAATAATTAATGTATTTGGAGAACATGATTTTCATAAACTTGAAAATCTAAGTAGCATAGTTACATATCCAGGACATTCTAACTTCTTTGGAGGTTATCTTAATGATAATATAGTGTTAATGTATAAAATCATTTCTACATGTACTAATACATTGAAAATCCCGGTTTTTATTAGAATTAATGATTCTGAAATAAAAGTTAGAGATTACCGATTAATGTCTAAACAACGCTTAGACGCTGGAGCAATTGCCAGAGCTGAAGGTAAACCTGATAATGCATTTATGAAAGATCTTGTGAATGTTGCTAAAGCAGAAGATTTAGTGTCATGGAAAGAATGGAATTACAATAATATATATTGGTTCGCAAATGGATCAAAAGATGCATGTGATTGGGTAGCTGAAACATTATATGATAGAGAACCTGAAGAATATAGAATGGCATCTCGTCAATTATTTGTCGATAATACAGTATATGTTTCAGATGATATTTTCTTTCTAATAAGAAAAAATTTCAAAAGATTTGAATCTCGTTATGAGGATGAATATGGATCAGTCATATCAAATAATATTAAACCAAGTTTATGTTATTTGGGATTTTTTGACACTGTAAATACTGCTAGAACAAAAGCATTTTCAACTTTATTCAAAGAAAATAAACATAATGTTCCATTAAAGATATTTGGAAAAGGTACGAACAATTTAAGTAAACTTTCAGATAAACCAAATATTGATATTGAAGAAGGATATATTGAAGGAGATTCTAATGAATATTTTGATTTTTTACACAATTATTTAGCATATGTATTTATTGGTAAAGGACAATCTATAAGTCGCTATATCGGAAAAACAGCATACGATGCAGTTGTTGCAAGAACACCTATTCTTGTATATAGTAAATGTGATTCTAATCATATTACATTAGAATCAGATGAGTATTATTTCAGTAATGAACAAGAATTAAAAGAAAAAGTTGAAAAGTTAAAGGACACAAATATTAGACAACGTTGGATTGAAGAACAACGAAAAGATATTTTTGCAAAGTTACCACCGTCAACTTTTAATTTTGGAGATTTCTGTGTTGATAAACCTGAATTATCTTGTGACATTTTTATGAGTGAAGTCGAAACTATAACTAAAACTCATATAAAACCATCAACTCCATTATTTTAAAAATATAATATATTAATTTAAGTTTTTATAAACAGTTATTAAAAGTTTCGATATATAAATAAGTAAAATTGAAGGAAGATGATAAGGACATCTAAACATAACATATCATTTGCAAATCAAAACAAAACTGTTTTGCTCGATACTTTATACTCTGACTATAAAGATCTATTGCAAACATATGTCTTGATGATCCTTGACAACCAACTTCCACAAAAATCGTTCTTGAGTAGCTTTAATAGAAAGAAATGATTTAATCAATTTTTATGTTAAAGAATTTGTAAAGACAGAACAACCTGATGTAGTACTGATTGAAGATTTAAAAAATGTTAAACACAATACATCAGGTAAGATACACAAAAAGACGATGAACAAGATGCAACGTTGGTCGTATGATAAGACGTTTGTGAAACTGGGAGAACTTTCAGAAAACGAAGGTTTCGAGATACTGAAAGTTAACCCATCATACAAGTCAAACTTGTTCAACGTGTGGCAGTGTTCATAAGGAAAGCCGTAAAGGTGAACTTTATGAATGCATAAGTTGTGGTAATGTTATAGATGCAGACTTTAATGCTGCATTAAACATACTGTATAGAGGAGCATATGGTCCCTCTACCACAAAAACTTGATTTTTTAT